CACCAATCCAGGATCCAGTGCTTCGCTCGCAAAAGTAGTGCCATAAATTCTGTTGGCACCACTGATGTGCGCTCGGCTCCGCAGCGATAAGCCGCGGTTTCGAGTAGGACTTCGGTACAGCCACCAATCGAGAGTAAGGTTCTTCCGAACCAAAACCCTCGATACGGTGTATGTCACGGACCCAACTGCTATAGCTATGGTAACCATAGTTGGCAATTGGGTATTCGCGCTCCAGAGAATCTGACCAGTTAGACCAACAGTACTTGTTGGTCGGCCCAGTGACCTCTGAAATAGCTCCTGGTCCGTGTCTGAACTTCCAATCATCCGGATCGTAAGATCCGAGCGTGGAAGTAACAAGACCTGACACGATGTCAAGTCTTGCAAGGAAGGTTGATAATCGTCCGCGTTTACACGCAGGCGAAGATTCAACTCGCTCCGTGTAAAGCGTTGATTTACTAAATCCATGGTAAATCTCCGTAGAACACGAAGTAGAAGAATCCGAGGTCCAGAAGTCTTCGACTTCCGGTAACCCCTTATCGACATCAACAAAGTCGAGGATTTCTCTCTCAACTTTGTCATCGCTACAAGCGATCGAAGCCTTCTTCGCAGCAAATAGAATTTGCCGAATGAAGAAAATGGCTTGGATGTCATAATCTTCCCTCAGACGACCATCCTCGTAGAAAACGAGTAGATAGAGTCCCCGAAGAAACTTCGGGATCACTGTCCTGCCAGAAAACCTTCTTGTTAGAGGGAGTCCTGACAGCTTGTACTCGCCAGCAGCAAGACACTTATCGAAGTGCTTGCCCGCCGCAGGGAGGTCTAGCAGATAAACTGCTATTCCTCTTTGCGGAACGAGGATGTGAAGACGGGCGAGATCTCTCTCGAATTCCGCCTCCAACGTCGGGTAGGCCTGCTTAGCGTCCTGAAAGAGCGCTGAGTAGACCTTGCTCAACTCCCGAACATGGCAATTAGACATACACGGATAAACTCCGCGAAATGTCCCATGCTGTTCGGCGTTACGCTCCCACAGTCGAATTCGATTTTGAAGCTAAATCGGTTATTAACCGAAATAAAGCCTCAAGACTCGAAGTTCAACAAGCTCGTCATGAACGCATTCGACGAGGCGATCATTAGATCGGCCACGGCGTCTGCAAGAGCCACTGACGTCTCCGAGGGTTTAACCTCGAGGACGAAGTAGAACTTTCGTTCATATTCGGGCACGCCGCCGGCCTCGAAAATCGTTTGTACGACTTCGAAGTTATGGCGGTCGTACGCGACCTTGACGCCAGCAGAGTTCAAGCGCGAGGTTTGACCCTCGTTATGCCTGATCTTTGCACGGTAAGTCCCGGTCGCGTTCTTGAACAAATACTCAGATGTGTACTTGTCCTGGTTGATCTTGATCAGGGTGATGTCACCACCAGCCTGAGGAAGAACGAGCGTATTGCCTAACATGGGAGAACTCCTGGCACTCGCAGACAGTTTTGCGGCTATCGCCGCA